GTGTAGAAATTCCTCCTTGACATACACCAAAAAACGTGCTATAATCACTATCAAGCATTTTTTCAGTGCTTATGGTTTGGCTCTCCTGTGTTCCTTGGTCGGTTTTGCAGGAGGGCTTTTCTTTTGGTTATCGCTGGAGCAGGTCAAACGCCGCACTTGTTTCCAGCGATAAAGCCTCCGTACTGTGTTCTTTCAGCCACTGCACAAGCTTTGCGGTGGTCTGTTGTACATCTTCGCCGTCGTAGAGTTCCGGGTGTTGCAAGCGTGATTGCAAGCACCGGAGCTGCCACTTGTAATCGCTCATCATTTTCAATTCGATCACGGGCACGCCCTGTGCATATTCCTCCACCGTGTATGTTGTTCCGGCAATTGTGCACGTTTCTGCTGTCTGGTTCATAGTATCACCTCGCTTTTTTGTTCCGCAAAAGCCGTTTCGGTTTTCTCCTGCTCTCTGGGTGAGTTTTCCGCTGCCTGTCGCTTTCACTGTCTATATTATATCATACGTGTACAAGTATATCAATTGGCAGAATCAACAAACTTGTACAAGTATATTTGGTGATTTTTATACTTGTACAAGTTCTTGAATTGTGGTATAATATTTGTAGAATAGGAGTGGTGTCTGTACAAAGCACCCGTTTATAAAGGAGGAAAAACAATGGCAGGAAACGCAAGCACAAGGGCTAAAAACAAATACGCCGCAAGTAACTATGATAGCCTTCGTATTGTTGTCCCCAAAGGCAGCAAAGCCATTATTAAAGCCGCCGCAGAACAAACCACGGGCGGCAGTATCAACGGATATGTAAAACACGCCATTAACGAACAGCTGAAAAAAGATGGTTTCACGGAGATGCAAAAGCAAGGCAACGACGAAGAATAAGCCTGCTCCGTGGAAAAGAGGTGGAAACAATGCCGATCAAGTATGACAAGCTAATCAAACGTATGCAGGAAGCAGGCATTACAAGCTACACGATAAAACGGGATAAGATCATAGGGCAAGCAACGTATAAGAAAATCATGGAGGGCGGCGATATTGACACTAGAACAATCGCAAAACTCTGCAAAGTGCTACACTGTCAGCCCGGCGATCTCATGGAGTACACAGAGGAGGACAACGAGCAGGCATAGAACGAAAACCGCATACCACACAAAAAGCCGACTGCACAGGGCACACACCCCGCAGCCGGCTTTTCTGCTATTCTCTGCACTGCTGCACAAGATCGAAACGATCTGGCAAGTATTCCATATGCTGCACAGCGTTCCACCGCTTGTGTGCTTGGTATTCCCGCCGCAGTTCTTGCAGCACCGAAGAACGCCGCAGCTCCTGCAAAGCTTTGCTTTTCTTGTTGGAAACATTCTGGTAAGTACAGCCCCACCGCTGGGCGATGTCCACGAGGGAAACACCTTGAAAGAAATACAGTTCAATCACTTCCCGCAGACGTTCCGGCAGTCTGTCCACTGCCTCATGCACAAGGCGGCTTTCTTCGTCCTGCTCCAGCTGAGATAATACCGCCGTTTCAATGTCTGTCCCCTTGTCTGGCAAGATGTCCGCAAGCGTTACCTTGCCTTCCTCTGACTGGTTCTTGATCGGCATATCCAAAGAGGCAGCCTCGTTCAGCGGCTCCCGTTTGGTGGAGCGTGTCCCCGTCAGCTCTGCAAGCAGCGTGTGGAACGGATAAGACAAGTAGCTGATGAACTTAATGCCTGTTTCCGGCTTGTACCCTTTGAGAGCACTCAGAAACGCCGTATAGCAGCCTTGCCGAATGTCCCATAGTTCCACGCCGCACTGCTGGAAAACGCTCTGGCGGGCGTTATAGGTTTGTTTGGCTTTCAACCAGAGCAACGGCTTTACTTTCTCCCAGAGTAGGGGCACGAGTTCTTCGTTTTCCGGCTGTTGTGCCAGTGCCGCCAGCTGTTCATTTGTCATTCCAGCAACCTCCCTTTTCCGGAATACCCCCGCCCGTTCATTCTGCGATCTCCTGCACGGCATTGGGCTCCGGTCTTTTCATAGCCTGCTCCGTGGGGATTTTCACACCCCCACGCTCTCCGGCTCACCTGCTCTCGTGCGTGCGTGTGACGATGTCAGTTTACGCCGCTTTTCTCGTTCTCCCGTGCGTGTGACGATGTCAACAAACGTCAAAATAGGCTGTTCAGTCGATATCGAAGAACTTGTCACCTTCACGCAGTGAGATAGCAAGGCTTTCCCATTTTGTCCGTGCTACAAAAGAAGACGGACACTCACAAATTACAACGTAGTCCTCATAGTCTACCATGACACCAACTATTTTTGTGCTGTCGTCAGGTGAGATCAGAACAACTTGCAAATTATCTGTGTTGAAAATTCTTCTCATTTGTTTGTTGATGATGTACATAAAAAGTTACCTCCTAGTCGGTTTCTCTCGGTTAGTTCTCTGTTCGTTCCGTTTCCTGCAACGCATACAGCACCGCCTGCACAGTACGAATCCCGCCCCGCAGCTGTTGGCGTTCCTGCGGCTTGTCCTCCGGCTCTGCCTCTCGTTCCAGTCGCTCCAGATGTCCGCACAAGCTAAGCAAGTACGCCTGCCAGAACGCCACGGACTGCGGCTTGCGGCTTGCCAGAGCCTGCTCCACGTTCCGGAACGCTCCGGCATAGTACGGGGCATCAGTGGGAATGTCGGCACGCTGGAGGGCTGCGGCGGCGGGGTTTGGCGGCGGAGCAGGCGGGGCAGCAGTTACGTTCAGCATCTCTTGAAACACGTTTTGAAACTCCATGAAATTCTCCGTTTCTTGAAAATTGTTCCCACACTTCCCACACTTTTTGAAAACCGCCGAAATTGCGTCGCTTTTTGCAATTTTCAGACTTCCCACACCCATTCCCACACCTTTCCCACACCCCCACAGTGAGGGAGAATGTGGGAAACTGCGGGAAACACCTTTTTTCATTTTCCCACACAGGAAAAGCACGCAATTTCGGTATGTTTTTTAAGTTTCAGCGGCTTTGTGGGAAGTGTGGGAAGCTTTTTTATAAATCTGCATATAAAAAGGGCGATGCGTACACAAGTTTTTTGTTCCCGGTGCAGACGGTTTGCAGCACATTTCGTTCTTCCAGCGTTTCCAGAATACCCCGGAACTGTTCCATGCTGCTTAATTCGCCGCCTTTTACTTTCATGTAAAAATCACGCTGCGGCAGATATGCAGCCCCTTTTTCCAGCGTATGCCGCACAAGGGCACACGTTACACGCTGCACCAGCTTTTCCTCTCGATTTTCTTCGGTCTGCATTTCTTTCAGTTTTTCACCGAAAAAGAATTGACATATCTGCACGGCACGGTCTGCGGTTTCGGCAGAGATCGGCGTGCACTGGTCATATCCCCACAACAGATGCAGCAGCCCGGCAATACGAATCAGCTTTCCACCGGCTTTTCCGGTATAAGCCGATTGCTTTTCCATAACATCACCGGTTTGCATTGTGTTTTCAATCCATTGCAGATATTTTCCGAGATTGGAAGATTCGCTGCACAGTTCCTTTGCAAACCGCAGCACCGGCACTGCCTGCTCTTCCGGTCGTTCCATGTCCAGAAACTTCCGCAGGATTCCCTCGTAGATTTCACCGCCGGACAACTGAAAAATATCATTGTTGATCGCTTTTCGTGTGCCCGCCATTCTTTCGGGAACACAAAACAAGAAGCGTGCGATGCAGCCACGCCCCTGCAAATTCTGATTGGCAATGATGCGGTTATAGAGTTCCGGCTGCAACATCAGACACATAGACAGCAGCGGACGCTCCAGCACCAGTTCCTCACGGGAAACACGGTTGACACGCACCGGCTCGGCGTTGTAAGCTTTCAGTACCAGTTCGGGGCTTTGGTTTTTGCCCTTGTCTGTATACCGCCCCGCCAGTATTTCCATAAAAGCGGCTTCTTCGGAAAAAATGCCGCCGTTCTCGCCGGATTCCAGCAGCTTTTTCGCCAGAGCCTCCGGCGTTGTATCATCAAATAAGCAATAGGGATTCCGTGGCGGTTTCTTCTCCGCCAGCTGTTCCTCTAGTCCGGTGATGTCGTCAACTGCTGTTGCAGCTTTTTCTTTGCTTGTGCAGCCTTTTTCCGCTGCCTCCAGCTGTTTCAGCAGCACCTTTCTCTCTGCCTTATATCGTGCTTTCTCTGCTTCATAGTCGCCCTTTACGTCGTTGTACCACTTGTAAAACGGCTTTAAGATCACTTTCTTGAACACCGGGCTTTTTCTTTCGCTGGGGTCTGCAACAATGCCGATATACAAGCACAAATGCTGCTGGTAGCGGGTAGCGTCCGGATACTCCACTTTGTACTTCCCTTGTGTGCAGAGTGCCAGAGCCGCCAAAGCTGCCGGATAAACCATTTCACGCCGCACCTGCTCCTGCTTCGCCACATTATCCAGATACTCCTCAATCACTGGCGGAAACACGCCCGCAGGGAAAACCGGCTGCAGATCTTTCTCCTGCTGTTTTTCTGTGATTTTTTGCCAGCCGCCCTCGCTCATGACAGCATCGGCTCTTTCCATTGTCTTTTTGAGCAGGCTGCAAAGTTCCGGCGGAATTGCCTTTGCATCTACCAGCTTTGCCTGCGTCGCCTCCAGAAATTTCACAGCCTCCGCACTGCTTTTGCTGAAAAGTGCAGCGTGGCACAGTGTGTGCAGTTCGCTTGCGATCGCCGCAGCCGGCAGCCCCTCAATATATCCCCGCCAGTTTCCTTGTGAGATCATATCCACATATTGCAAAAACAGCGGTTTTTCTTCTTTTGCTTTCACCGGCTCTCACCGCCTCTCACAGACGCACCGGCACAGGCTGAATGCCGGCGGTGTGCTGTTCAGGCGGGACGGTGTGGACATCGTCCCCTACAGCCTCGCAGTTCAAAAACGCCGCAAATTTCTCTTGGTTAATGAGGTAGCGGCTGCCGATCTTCACCGTAAAGGCTGCACCCCGCCGACTTCTCGCCAGTTTCCGCACAGCGTAGGACGAAAGCCCGAACGCTTTTGCTGTGGTGTCAATGCTTTCCATGTGGGGAACGGTATATGTAAAATCTTTATTCATTGATTCATTCCTTTCTCTTGAAAACCTGCTCCGGATATGCTATAATAGGAGCAGGCTATTTTTGAATAGTCTATTTGAAATTTAACGTGCGAAATGCACGGGCGTGTGTCTGTTGGTAGCGGGTACACGCCTTTTTCTTTTGCCTTGGTGGGTGTCTTGTAGTGTGCATGGTTTTTCTCTCGCTTTCTGCCGGTCGTTCCGAAATAGTGGCAAACAGTGGTGTCTCTCTGTTCGCTCTTTGTTCGTTGGGTTTTGCTTTCCATTTTTGGAAAGCGTTTTTTTATGCCTGCTCTGCTTTTAGCTGGTCGATGGCGGCAAGCACCTTTGCAGCGTCTGCCTCACTCAACGGCTTTCGCAGCTTTCGGCTGAAATTGCCGTCATTGATTCCCAGCTTTTCCGCAATCTGCCACAGGCAAACGCCGTTCTGCTTTGCAAGCTGTTTTACTTCTGTTCCGGTCATGGTATCACCTCTTTTCCTTGCAACAACAATATTTTAGCATAAATAAGTTGAAAAGTCAACCCATAGAATAAAATAAACCATGTAAATATTTTTTGGTTGACAACAACAACAGAAAATGATATAATGCAATAGAAGAAATAAAATTGCAAAATAGATGATTTTTGCAGATAAGGTGGTTTTTATTATGGCATTGACGATTTTTGCAGAGCGAATGAAACAAGCGAGAACCGGAGCAGGCATGAAACAGAATGAACTTGCAAAAGCTGTTGGCGTTACCCCGGCGACGATCTCAGCCTATGAAAAAGCAAGCACAGACGGAAACGGAAAAAATCCGACACTGGAAAACGCACAGAAGATTGCAAAGGCTCTCGGTGTTTCTCTTGATTGGATTTGCGGAAACGGTCAGCCCACACCGGACGACGTGACAAGCTTTTCTTTGCAGGACTACTTGAAAAGTGTTGCGATTGCTTTGTATGAAATGAGTGTGAAAAGCGAATACGACAAAGAAAACGGACACGCAACAATATACATTGAGAACCCGGCAATTGCTCTTTTTGTTACAAAAGTGCAGCAGCTGCTTTTCGTGTATAGGAGCGGAACGCTTACGAGGGAAATGTACAATGATTGTATAAAAAGACTTGTCACCGGATTTAAGGGGCATTGTTTTGACTTCGGAAATCTTTTGACAGAGGGAGAGGCGTTGGACGCTGAAAGTTCTGTTGATGACATGGTCTCAAATTACCCCGAAGTTATAGGGACTAGCAGCATTGAAACAACACTTCTTGACCGCTATAGTTCAAACAATGTGGGTAGAGAAGTAAATTTATTGATAGAGCCGGAATTTTGGCAGCACTACGAAGAACAGGAGGCGAACAACCATGCCCAACATCACACAACGGAAGAATAAAGCCGGCGAGGTGATCTCCTACCGAATTCGTGTCAGCCGCGGCTACGACAGCGAGGGAAACAAGCTGAAACCCCACGAAATGACGTGGAAACCCAGCCCCAGCATGACACCCCGACAGGCGGAAAAAGAGGCACAGCGGCAGGCGTTGCTATTTGAGGAGCAGTGCAAAAACGGGCTTGCTGGTGATGCAAGCCGCATCACCCTTGCGGAATTTGTCCCGGTATATCTGGAGCAGAAACAGCAGACACTTTCGCCGATGGTTCTTGAAATGTATTGCCGGGTAATCGATCAAAAAATACTGCCTGCTCTGGGACATCACAAAATACAAGATCTTCGCCCAGTCCATGTGCAAGCATTTATCCAGCAGCTGTGCAGCATAGACAAGCGAAACCGGGACGGCTCAGACAGCGAAGAAAAGCTTTCGGCTGCCAGTGTCAAGCGGTATCTTACAGTGTTGCAGTCTATGTTAAAACTTGCCGTAAAGCGGCGGATTATCAGCGAGAACCCAGCACGGGCGGAGCTGCTGGACATACCGAAAGCCACTGCCCCGAAGATCGATATTTTCACCAAACAAGAGGCAGCTGTCATGCTGGAGGCACTGGAGCAGGAGCCGCTGCAATTTCAAGTGCTGATACAGCTTGCTATTATTACCGGTGCAAGACGTGGGGAGCTGGTGGCACTGCGATTTTCTGATATTGACCGGAAAACTCGCAAAATCACCATTGAACGGGCTGCGATCAAGCGAACAGGTCAGCCGCCGGAGATCAAACCGCCGAAAGATTATGAAGTACGGAGCGTAACGGTTACGCCGGCGTGTATTGAACTTGTGGACAAACTGGAGCAGGAGAAACGGGCACAGCGGCGGGCTCTGGGCAGCTACTGGAACGAGGGCGGCTGGCTGTTTACACAGGAAAACGGGGACATGATGAACCCGCAAACGCCCACAAAGCAATTTTCAAAGTTTCTGAAACGGCATGACTTCCCGCACCGGAAATTTCACGCACTGCGGCACACTTCGGCGACGCTGCTTTTATACGGCGGTGTTAGTCTGAAGCAGGTGCAGGGACGGCTCGGACATGGGGATATCGAAACCACAAACAAGTACCTGCATTGCTTGCAGGAGGCAGACGAGGAGGCGGCTTGCGTGCTGCAAAGTATGCTGACAGTCAGCCGAAAGCCCAAACCGGAGCAGGCACAGACAAAGGCAGCGGCAGAGCCAAAGCAGGCGAAAGCCGGGGCATAACAAAAGCCGCCGCAGGGTGCATGATACACCTTGCAGCGGCTTTCTTTTTGTCGGATTTTGTTGGACTTTGCAGGGACTTTTCGAGGGCTTAGTGTCCTGATAGTGCCCTAAGCGTATTTCCCACCCTAAAACCAAAAAGCACGCAACCCCGGAAACTTCCCGAAATTGCGTGCAAATTCCTGGAGCTGTTAACCAGATTCGAACTGGTGACCTCTTCCTTACCAAAGCATCTGTAAAAGTCAGAAGTATCACGAAAGCACGAGAGAAATGCGATAAAAACAGACGGTGTCAAACAACTCAGATATAAAATAAAATGAGAAAAAATAATCCTAACGTCGTACTAGTGTCGTACTATTTTTTATCCAATCCTAATAGTTTTCTAGTTGATTCTACATCGCTGTGAGCATATCGTTTCCGCAGCATTTGCAGATCAGCGTGCCCTAATACGTTTGCAACCGCAAAAAGATTTGCACCGCTGTTGACCCACAGGGTAGCTCTTGTGTGTCGGAGTTCATGCGGTGTAAGCTTCGGGATATCTATCCCTTGTTCTGCATAAAATTCCTGCATATCACGCATGAATACATTGTACCTTCTTTTCTGCCAGTTGCTTGGGGACTGTGGTTTTCCAGAATTATTTCCGAAAACATACTCACACTTGTGCGGACGAATCGACAATTTCTCAATATCAGATTCTGTGATAGGAATGATACGTTCTCGAAAATCGTTTTTCAAATTTCCTGCAACAATTTCCACTTTTCCTGTGGCTGCATTTTTTACTTCTGCTACACCTCGCTGCACATGAAGTGTTAAAGCGCTGGAATCAATATCTTCCCACTTGATTCCAAGCAGCTCCGAACGGGTGATACCATACGACAACATCAAAATGATTTCTAATCCGTATGGGTGCGTTTCTGCATAGCGTAAAACATAATCGCATTCTTCCGCTGTGTATGTGTGTTTTTCATGTTTCTTCACATTGCTTCGCAGACGGATATCATCACAGGGGTTTTTGTTGACAATATCGTTTTGTATCGCAGCGGCAAAAATTCGATGCAGCACCATTCTGTGGACTTTAAGGGTTTCCAAAGAATAAGCGTCCTGGTTTTGGTTAAAGTAGTTTTGAATGTCAATCTGCTTGATTCGGTTCATTCTTGCATTTTTGAAATATGGGATCAAATGCTTTTCAATTGTGTTTCTATAGTGCAGCTCATAGGTGCTGCCCTTAACCGTCCCTTTTAGAGACTCCAAAACCTTTTCAGCCCACACGGAAAAAGCAATGTCATTTGACTGAGGTGTTTCTCCGGTGATGTCATACACAGCCTGATCTACTTTGAACTGTTCTGCTTTGGCTTTGGCAGCTTCCTTACTGATTTTACTGTAGAATGATTTTCGGATTGGTCTGCCCATGGAATCACGTCCGACCGTGACTTTAACTTCATAAATGCCGTTTGCACGATTGGGCTTTTCCTTTTTCGGTCTGCCCATGCAATCACCTCATTCCTCCATGCAATCATACAACGTTGCGCCGTTTATAACGGACAATAGCACTTTGTCACTGCTCATGTCATTCATTACATTGATGCAAATAGATGCGTTGATGCCATATTCTTTTGATTTTTCATATAGAGCATCGCTTGTTTGTTCTATACCAGACCGCAACTCATTCCATTTCTGAGTGTCCCCGGTCAGCTTGGACTTTGTCACATCTACAACGATACCGTCTGCCGTCAGATTGATCGTGTAATAATTCAGATCGCTGTCATACTGTACAGAAACATCGGAAAAAACATCCTGATCCTGGAACGATTCTTCCAGGATGCCCCGAAACAGCTCCGGAGAAATCACACCGCTGTCAGCCGGCTGTTCTGCTTGAGAACTGGACTGCGGCTTTACAGCAGCATCATTTTTGCTTTTTCCGCCGGAAAACAGCATACACAGCGCTGTGATCACAACGGCAACTACAACAATAACGACCAGACAGCCACACCCGGCACCCACTTTTCGCCCTGACGAATGGTGGGTTTTTTTATGCCGTTTTTTCGACTTATCCCATTGCCAGTCATCCGGATCCGGAATATTCGGAGCGATGAAGTCCGGCTGCGGAGCTGGGAATGCTTTGCCGCAGTTAGAACAGTGTTTTGCCGCATCCTCATTTTGCGCACCGCAACTCATACAGTATTTCATATTTTACCCCGTTCCATCTCAAAAAATCTTATCAAAATAGATCCAGCACGCTTTTCGCACCAGTTCTTCCGTCACATCGAAGTATTCTGCAAGCTGCCAAACTTCACAATACCCTTTTTTCATAGCAATTTCCATTTCTTCTTTCGGAATCAGCTGTTCACAAGTCCATCTGTCCGCACGGTATTCATGCCGGCTGACAAGATCGCAGCTGCTCCACCGATTATAGAATGCACCCTGTGTGCAGTGACCCAGCTCATGAGCGAGCCGGGTCTTTTTTTCTGCATTGGTTGGCATTTCGCTGTCGTCCATGCCAATATAGCAATCAAAATCATCTGTCTGTATCGACAAGGATTTTGTCTTTGGAAGCGGAAACGGTATGACTTCTATATTTTCAACGTCTGCAATATGATATAGATCATCGAGGTTCATTTTTTATCCTTTCGCTTATTTTCCTCACGCAGCTTGACCATTTCAGCAAACTGCTTGACCTCTGCATACATTTCATCGGTGATTCCCTCAGCACCGTGGAATAAGGCAAATTTGATGTCGTTTTCTGAAACTTCTTTTGAGTGGTCTGATTCCGAACCGCCAATCAAATATTCTACAGTCACGCCAAAGTAATCTGCTATTCTTTTCACGGTTTCAATATCTGGCATTCTATTTCCAGTTTCCCACATGGCAACTGTACTTTTAGACACGGAAAGTGTTTCAGCTAAATCTTTTTGATAAATTCCATTTTGTTTTCGTAGTTTTTTTAGTTTATCGCCAATCATGATGTTCACCACCTGTGAATATTATATCACACATTGTGACTTCGGTCAAGGAAATAAAGCTTGTTTTTGTGCAATATGTAGAAAAATCACAAAAAGTGATATTTGCATATTGACAGTTCACTTAAAGTGATTTATAATAAAATTGTCAGATCACGAAAAGTGACTTTTATGTGAGGTGATAATTTGACTGATATTAAAAAAATCCGTGAAAAGCGTGGAATTTCTCAAAAAGAACTGGCTGCAAAATTAAATGTATCTCCAAGCACAGTTTCTCAATGGGAAAATGGATTGAGGAATCCAAGCCTAGTAAATGTAAAACGAATGTCAAATATTCTACACTGTACTACGGACGAAATTCTAAGCTCTGTTGTAGAGGAATTTGATGATTCTAAATTTCATGGAACTAAAACTGAAAAATGGATAGATAGCTGAAAGGAGTTTTTATGAAGAACATGACTGATGAACAAGTAGAAATGGAGATTCAAAACCTTCGTGATTCTGACAATGTAAAGCTTGCACAGAGAGAGCAGCGAATCAAGTACAAACGCCGCCAGTATCTGTATCAACTTCGGTACTACGAAAAAAGAGGAAAGCAGCTTGCCGAACTTGGTGCAACACTGGAAAACTTAGAAGAATTTCTCTATGGGGAGGTAATTGAAGAATGAACAGGATTCCATACATCAAACCCGTATTCCTGTGCAATCCAGAGAAGAACACCATTTGCAACAAAGCCATTTGTCAATCCGGATGCCGGTACACAACACACCAGCAATTTGCACAGCTGGACAAGCACGGAAGTCCCATACAAGCGGACATTTTCAAGGAAGGAGCAGGACATGAAAGCAGAAGAAAAGATCCAATCATTTTTGGAACAGGACAATGAAAAGATCTCCGAGATCATCGAAAAATACCCCAGACAAATCCCGGTTGCAGTTGTGGCAGATCTGTTTGGCTGCCATGCCGACAGCGTTCGCATGGCGTTGGAGCAATCCAGCGTGTTCGGTTTGGGATTCCGGCAGTCCGGCAAACTGAACCGTGCTTTTGTGATTCCAACCGGCGTATTCGTTCGGTGGTATTTGGGGGTGTCTGCATGAAGTGGATTGAATTGAACGACGGCGATCTAATAAATTTAGATGCTGTAGCGGCCATTATCGCCGGTGAAATATTAAACAAAGTATGCTATGTCGCAGAAACAGAGACAATAGCCACAGAAATATTTGCTACACACGAGCAGGTGGAACACCGAATGCAACAGCTGAAAGATTTGCTGCTGGAGAAATGACACGCTGTCCTGAGCATGACGTAAAACCGCTCTCCACTGCCCCGAATGGGGCTACCCTCCATTTTTTTATCTCCCCTATGCGGCGGTACTGGCAGCCGCCGCAAATACAGTGATGCAGTCATATCTGGGGAATGACAACCCCCAGACTGCCGGTGCAACTCCGGCACACTGCCCCAACATCTCCAATGTCATAGGTACTCCTTTCCGTGCGGCGGTATAGTACACCGCCGCAGATCGGGCGATGCAGTCATGATGTGGGAATAATCACCCCACATCTTCCGGTGCAGCTTCGGAATGCCCTGCCATGCCCAGTTGCCGGCAGTCAGACAACGAACGGAATCCGTTGGCACACACGCAACAGCGACCACAGGCGGCTTATTACCTGTAGCTGCACGGTTATATATCGTCCCGTGATTACACGATACACCGTGCCGGTGCTTCTGGTGCATTGGGCAGATCAGTGCACTTCCACAAATAAATCAAGGGAGGAGGAAAAGAAATGGCTTTCTATTGTGAACAGGATTTCGTCACCGAAGAATGCCCGCACTGCGGCAAGGAAGTCACGGTATACTGGGACGAGGAGCAGGACGGACATGTCATGCACTGCCCATTCTGCGGTGAATCCATGCTGCTGTGCAGTATCTGTCCGGAAAGCAGCTGTGACTGGACAGAGGAACACGGCTGCAAGGTAGAACGAAAGGAGGTATCATCATGTCAAAACGATATTACTGGCTGAAACTGAAAGAGGACTTCTTTCGAGATAAGGTCATGAAGAAAATGCGGAAGATCGCAGGCGGTGACACCTATGTGGTCATCTATCTGAAAATGATGCTCATGAGCATTCAGACAGGCGGCGAACTCTACTTTGAGGGCATCGAAAACGACTTTGCGGACGAGCTGGCACTTGCACTGGACGAAGATGAAGAAAACGTCAGAGTGGCACTTGGTTTCCTGATGCGTTCCGGAAAGCTGATTGAAAAAAGTAAATCAGTTTACTTTATGCCGGAAGCCAGTGAAGCCATTGGCTCAGAAAGCAGCAGTGCGGAAAGAGTACGGAAATTCCGTGAAAAACAGAAGCAGGAGCAACTGGAAGCAGAAGTTACTGTTGCATTGCCCTGTACAGCAGAAACACCTGAACTGTTACAATGTAACACAGGAGAAACGCTTTGCAACGTTACAGGTAACGTAGAGAAGAGTAGAGTAGAGAAGATAAGAGTAGATAAGAGGGAGAGTACAGGTGCACAGTCGGACAAGCCGACTGACACACACCCTCCCAAAGCAAAACGATTTGTGAAACCGACTCTGGAAGAGATCAAGGCTTACTGTCAGAGCAGGCAAAACGGTGTAGATGCGGAACGTTTCTACGACTACTACGAATCCAACGGCTGGCGTGTAGGAAAATCTCCCATGAAAGACTGGAAAGCAGCTGTGAGAACGTGGGAGCGGAGTGAGTGGAACAAGGGAGGTGAACGATATGGACAGTCTGGCAGCATCCCTGCCGCCTGCTATGACGGCACGATCTGAGGGCGGCATCTCAATGGACGCATACACACAGATGCAGTGCGACTGGTACAACGCCACCGAGGGCAAGCTTACCGGATACGATTGCCCGAAGTGCAAAAACCGTGGCAGCATCGCAGCAGTGAAAGACGGCTATCAGATCCTCATGGAATGCGACTGCATGAAGATCCGGCGGAATCGTGCGAATATCGTACAGTCCGGATTGTCAGATGCACTGTCCAGCATGACATTTGACAGCTACAAATGCACTGAACCGTGGCAGGAACGAGCCAAAGCAACCGCCGTGAACTATGCGAACAAGCAGGACGGTCGCTGGCTGTACATGTCCGGACAGTCCGGAGCAGGCAAAACGCATCTGTGTACAGCAGTATGCGGTGTGCTTCTGGATCGTGGGCTGTCTGTGCGGTACGAAATGTGGCGCACGCTCTGCCGGGAAATGCAGAAGTTTGACACGAGAGAAGAGAAGTTCCGGCAGATTTCCGAATACGATGTGCTGTACATAGACGATTTCCTGAAATCTGCGGCGTTGAAACCAGACACAGGAGAGTACAGACAGTCACGCCCGGACAAGGATGTGTCAAAAGAGATCAACATTGCATTTGAGATCGTCAACGAGCGGTACGCCAGAAAAAAGCCCACGATCATTTCCAGTGAAGTGTTCCTTCGGGATCTGTTCCAACTGGACGCTGCACTTGCCGGACGTATCCGGGAACGCTGCGGCGGATTTGTGGCGCAGATCAGCAACGGAGATGATCGGAATTATCGGTTGAGGTGACGGCATGAAAGTATTGATTGCGTGCGAAGAATCCCAGAGGGTATGCACAGAATTTCGGCGGCTTGGACACGAAGCATACAGCTGTGATATTCAGGAATGCTCCGGAGGTCATCCGGAGTGGCATGTTGTAGAAGACGCTCTGCAAATGCTTGAAAATGACATCGTAATTGTTACACTGGATGGCAAAACGCATTTTATTGACAAGTGGGATTTGCTGATAGCACACCCACCGTGCACATATCTCAGCAAATCTGGCGGAAATCGGTTGCGGATCAACGGAGTGCTACAGCAACGGAGATATGAGCAGGGCTGCAAAGCCGCAGAATTTTTTATGCGTTTTTACAACGCAAATTGCGAAAAAATAGCAATTGAAAATCCGATACCCATTAAGATTTTTAATTTGCCGAAATACGATCAGATCATACAGCCCTGCTTTTTTGGCGATCCATGGCTTAAAACAACTTGCCTATGGCTAAAAGGATTGCCAAGGCTTATTCCAAGCAATCCTGTTACGCCAACTGGCCGGTGGGTAAACTGCACCGACCATAGAAAAATCAAGAAAAATGACAGTTGGCACAAAAGTGGCGTAAAAAAAGCAAAGGACAGGGCAAAAACATTTTGGGGAATTGCAAACGCAATGGCAAGCCAGTGGGGCGGCAAAGATGATGCTGTGCGGCAGCTGATCTTTGACATGGAGCAGGAGGATACCCATGGAAATCAACGTACAGTTTGACCCGCCCCGTTCCACCGCCCAAGAAAAGCAGTACACACAAAAAAACGGCAGAGTGATTGTATACGAAAGCAAACAGGCAAAAGCGGCGAAACAGCTGCTCCGTCTGGTACTTGCACCGTATACGCCCAGAAAACCGCTGACCGGAGCAGTGGCACTGTATGTCACATGGCGATTCCCGTACAAGGGAAAGACGCACGTTGACGGCGAGTATAAGACCACCCGACCGGACACAGACAATCTGAACAAAGCATTGAAGGATGTCATGACCGATCTGGGATACTGGAAAGATGATGCACTGGTAGCCAGAGAGCACATCGAAAAAATCTGGCACAAGGAACACCCCGGACTGTATGTGCGGATCGTGGATATTTCAGAAGCAATGGCATCAAGCCCAAAAGGACAAGAGAGGTGGTAACATGGGAAAACTGGTGGAACATCTGATGCGGTGTGCAGTATGCGGTGCTGTTCCGAAAATATCAGATACTGCGAATATTGACAAAGATCCTAACCCTGAGCATTGTTACAAGCTGTTTTGCAGCAAATGTGGAGTACACAACAGCTGCGGAAATTGGTTTGAAAACAAGTACAAGGCTTGTCTGGACTGGAACAAGCGGCAAATAGAAAACGAGGACGGCGAGAAACCAATAAAGAATTTAGGTGAAAACCTAAGACCATGCCCGTTTTGCGGCAGAAAAATGGTCTTTTACAGGGAAACGCACACGAACAAGTACGGAAAGCAAGTTGTACAGCAGTATTATTTGCATGAAGATTATGACATCTATCATGATGAGAGTTGCATATTGGACGAAATCGATATGCCCTTTACCATCGGAGCAGGAGATGCAAATCCGGGCACTGGATATATCGGAGAATATGCTGAAAAATGGAACAAACGATGGGATAATAAATGGAGAACCAACCCGAAAATCAAAAGTCCGCTTGCAAATATCTCCGGTTTGTGTTGTGTTCATTGCGATCACAAAGATGAATACATCATCGAACTGCAAGAGGAAAATGAGAAGTTAAAGCGGCTGCTGAAAATGGCAGCTGATGAACTCGAAGAAAAAATGAATAATCTATGTGAAGTGACAAGCTACTGTTCAACGTATTCGGCTTGTACGCAATGTTTGTATTCCTACGTCTGTGCAGATAAGGAAAATTATGTTGAAGCTGCACGCTGGATACATATGGACGAAGTTGATAAGCTGCTGAATGCAAAAAAGGTTGCCCTAGGAGAACAATCATGACAGCACCATGCAAGAACTGTCCGGAGCGTGAAATCGGCTGCCATAGTATGTGTGACCGATATATCCGGTACGCAAAGCAGCGTGAGAAGATACGGGAGAATCGAAAGCAGGAGCAGCTTGCAGACCCGACCGTATTTCTCGCAGAATCCGCCAGAAAAGTAAAATGGGATCTGTACAAGAAACGGAGGAAATGAAATGGCGAAAAAGAAACCGCAGAAAGGCACGCTGAACTGGTGTATTAAACAGGCAGCTGCCTATGGCGTAAGCTACGGAAGATACATGGCAGAATATTACGAACGAGATATGCAGAAAGGAGCAGGCAAATGCTGCAAGAAGAATTCAAAAGACTGACAGACAAACCGTTCACGGAAGAAGAATTTGAGAAGATCCACTATGTGTACATTTTTTACCCCGGCATTGTGACACATGCGGACATTGCTCTGATCTGGGCAATTGGCGGAATCCGCCTGATCGAGGACATGCTTCCCACGGCCCGAAAGATCGATGAAGCAGAACAGCGAGTGCGGGCAGCAAGGACAAGGTATGAAACTGCGAAAGAACACTTGAATGCTGTGCTTTCCGGAGAAACCGAAGCATACCCGACCACAACAGAAGAAATCATGGTGCGGAGGTGAATGCGGTATGGGACAGATGACATTGACCCTTGTGCTGCTGATTCCGAGCGGACTGCTGATTGCAAAATGTCTGAGCAGAGCAGGCTGGAACAAGGCGGCACTTGCTCTGCTTGGGGCGACTGTGATGCTTGGGATAGCTGCACTGTTGTGGGGGTGAGATAAAATGAGCGGTGGAAGTCATGGATATATCTATTCAGCGATTCAAGATGAATTGTGCGGACAGATGAAAGATGCAGAACTGAATGACCTTATGTGGGATGTTGCGAAACTGGCACATGACCTGGAGTGGGCTGATAGTTGCGATATTTCAAAAGAAAGCTATTTCAAAACTGTGGAAGAATTCAAAGCAAAGTGGTTTTATACACCACGAGAAAAACGCTTAAAAGAATACATTGACGAAAAAATCAAGCGAACTACAGAGGAACTTTACAGATTGGTTGGTAATGTAAAATAATCAAAAGAGCAGGTCGGAGGTGAAGCCATGACACAGGAACAGGCAAAGAAAAAAGAATGGCTGCAACGCTGCCTGCACGAAACACAGAAGCTGGAAGCCATGACGATGTGCGGCAAGTACACAGAAACAGAATGTTCCCAGACAGAGCAGGTCGTACAGCAAACGCAGCGAGAGATCAAGTGTTGCATTGCCGCTCTGAACAATCCAGAACTGGAAGCCGTGCTGATTCGGCGGTACATCGTATTCCAAAGTTGGGAACAGATTGCAGAGGAAATGCACTACTCTGTCCGGACGATATTACGCCGCCACACAGACGCTTTGGAAAAGTTGTCACTGAATGGCACTCGCTGTCATTGAATGGCAGTCCTGTTTTGTGTATAATGAGAATAGAAACCAAGATACCGGTACGGAAACGTGCCGGTATTTGTGTTAGGAGGATTACAATGCAGGCGTTTGCAGAATCGTTCTACAAGTCCCGTGCATGGCGTGAATGCCGTGATGCGTATGCCGCATCGGTAGGCGGACTGTGTGAACCTTGCCTTGCACGAGGGCTGCACACTGCCGGCGTGATCGTACACCACAAGGTGCATCTGACACCGGACAATATCCATGATCCAGCTGTGTCCTTGTGCTGGGATAACTTGCAGCTGGTCTGCCGTGACTGTCATGCCGCACTGCACGGCGGCAAACGTTGTCGCATCAATGCAGACGGCAGCGTTTCGGCTCGTTGGTAGTCCCCCTATTCTGAAATTTGAGATACCCTCTTGGAGACCGATGGGTGGAGGTCAATTTTCCTCTCCATGCGTGCGCAAGGGGTGTGTCCGGAAAGGAGATGTCCGAAAGTGACCGTAAAGAACCGAATCCGAAAAGAAAATACAAGGCTGCTGAAACTGTATGCTGCCCTGCCTGCCAACAAGCTGGAGATTGTCACGCCGCTGATCCAGAATGCAGCTTTCCTGAAAGTCACATTGGAAGATCTGCAAACCGAGATCAACAATCAAGGCTGTGTAGACACCTACCAGAACGGCAAAGAGCAATCCGGCAAAAAAGCCAGTGCGGAAATATCTGCCTACAACACATCGCTCAAAAACTACACCGCGATCATTGAGAAGCTGGACAAGATGCTGCCGCCGGAGCAGAAGAAATCCAAGCTGGACGCATTTACAAATGACGAATGACATTTACGCCTATTATCAGCAGATCGAAGACGGCACGATCCCAGTTGGCGAATGGGTACGGTTGGCATATCGCTATGTGATACATGGATTGGAAAGCGGCGAGTTTACCTTTGCACAAAAACAAGCTTCTCGTGCGATTCGGTTCATTGAAAGTTTCTGCCACCACAGTGAGGGTTCACTTGCACCGCAGCTGCTCCGGCTGGAACTGTGGCAGCGTGCTTGTGTTTCGGTCATCTTCGGCATTCTGGATCACAATGGCAACCGGCAGTTTCGGGAAGTTCCAATTGTTGTCGGGCGAAAAAACGGTAAGACACTATTTTTGTCCGGCATTGCTGTGTACTGTCTATTCATGGACGGTGAATATGGTGCCCGTATATTCTGTGTTGCTCCCAAACTGGATCAGGCAGATATTGTCTATCACGATATTTGGCAGACCATTGCCAGCGAACCGGAACTAATGGATCTGATCAAGCGGCGTAAGTCTGACTACTATGTGGAATCCACCAACAGCAGCGTCAAGAAAATTGCATTTAACGCTAAGAAGTCTGATGGATTCAATCCGCATCTGGTCATCTGTGATGAGATTGCAAGCTGGGTGGGAGATGCCGGACTGAAACAGTACGAGGTCATGAAATCGGCACTGGGAGCCAGACGGCAGCCGTTGTTGCTGAGCTGCTCTACTTCCGGATACGTCAATGACGGCATTTATGATGAACTGATCAAGCGGTGCACCCGATTTCTGAAAGGCGACAGCAAGGAAAAGCGGCTGTTTCCCCTGCTGTACATGATCGATGACATTGAGAAGTGGAACGACATCAATGAACTGCGAAAATCCAATCCGAATCTGGGTGTTTCTGTATCGGTAGATTATATGCTGGAAGAAATCGCAGTTGCAGAGGGCAGCTTGTCCAAGAAAGCGGAATTTCTTACGAAATACTGCAACATCAAGCAGTCCAGTTCTCATGCATGGCTAAATGCAACGGCGGTGGAACATGCCTGCGGAAAGCCGCTGCATCTGGAAGACTTCCGGGGAAGCTATTGCGTTGCCGGCGTAGACTTGTCACAGACCACAGACTTGACAGCGGCAACGATCGTCATTGAAAAAGGCGGTGTGCTGTATGTGTTTGCAAAGTTCTGGCTGCCGCCGGAAAAGCTGGAGGAAGCCACTGCACGGGACGGTGTTCCCTATCAGATCTATGTGCAGCGTGGCTTGCTGGAACTGTCCGGCGAAAACTTTGTGGATTACCATGACTGCTACCGTTGGCTATGCGATATGATCGAACAGTATGAGATCTATCCGCTAATGGTGGGATACGACCGCTATTCTGCACAGTATCTGATTCAGGACTTGAAAACGTATGGATTCTGCACCGATGATGTGTATCAGGGTGACAACCTTTATCCGGTGCTGTTGGAAATGGAAGGACTGTTCAAGGACAAAAAAATTTGCATCGGTGACAATGACCTGTTAAAGCTGCATCTGCTGAATGCAGCAATCAAAATGAACAACGAACGAGGACGGGGCAAACTGGTAAAGCTGTCTGCCAACGCACACATTGACGGCTGTGCGGCTCTGGCAGATGCCTTCACTGTCCGGCAGAAATACTACGACCAATACGGCATACAGCTACAGAACGGAGCGTGAGTACATGGGGCTGTTTCAAAAATTATGGGGCAATCGTCCATCGAAATCCACTGCGGCAGCTGCATCGTATTTCCGCACACTGACCGGATATGCACCGGTATTCACCAACTGGCACGGGTGCCTATACGAATCGGCACTTGTGCGGTCTGCTATTGATGTCCGGGCAAGGCACATTTCCAAACTGAAAGCAGACATCATGGGCACGGCAAAGCCCAAGCTGCGGACAAGACTGAAACAAAGCCCAAACGAGTGGCAGACATGGGGACAGTTTCTCTATCGCCTGTCCACCATTCTGGATATGCAGAATACGGCGTTTATTGTCCCTGTGTTCGGATCATACGATGAAATCACCGGATACTATCCAGTTCTTCCGTCACAGTGCAGCATCATTGATGTACACAGCGAACCGTTTCTGCGGTATCGGTTTTCATCCGGGGAAACAGCAGCGGTGGAACTTCTCAGCTGTGGGATACTGACCAAATTTCAGTATCAAGACGATTTCTTCGGCAGCAGCAATGCAGCCCTGACTCCGACCATGGAGCTGATCCACTTGCAGAATCAGGCAATCACCGAAGCAGTCAAAAACAGCAACACCTACCGGTTCATGGCGAGAATCAACAATTTCACCAAACCGGAAGATCTTGCAAAGGAGCGAAAGCGATTCTCACGGGAGAATTTTGAAGCGGACGGCGGCGGAATCCTGCTGTTTCCAAACACCTACAGCGACATCAAGCAGCTGTCCCAAACGTCCTACACGGTAGACAAAGAGCAGGCGGCACAGATCCAGAACAACGTATACAGCTATTTTGGCGTGAATGAAGATGTGCTGCAAAGCAAGGCATACGGCGATGCGTGGCAGGCGTTCTACGAGGGCTGCATAGAACCGTTTGCCATACAGTTTTCCGATGTGATGACGCAATGCGTCTACACACCTGTGGAACGCACCAACGGGAACGGTATCATGCTGACATCTAACCGGCTGCAATATATGTCCACCACAGAAAAGCTGAAAGTGGCATCTCAGATGATGGACAGAGGTGTCTTTTCCGTCAATGAAGTTCGTGAGATATTCAACGCAGCACCAGTGGAAGGCGGCGATGTCCGCACCATTCGTGGCGAATATAAACGCACAGAGGAACTGGAAGATGCCGAAGAAAACCAGAAAGACGAGGTGGAGCAATGACAGAACAGGAAATGGAACAGCTGATGCAGCGGCTCAGCGCCGGACGGGAATACCGGCTGATGCAGAGCTTTTCCGTGCGCAGCAATTCCAATGATGATTCCGGCATGATCGCAGACGGCTATGCAACAACATTCAATCAACCATATCTGCTGTATGATTTTGGTGATTACAAGGTCTATGAACAGATCGACAGCAGAGCATTTGATGATTGCGATATGTCTGACGTGATCATGCAGTATGACCACAGGGGCAGAGTGTTTGCCAGAACGTCAAACAAGACACTGGAACTCAACCCGGACAACATCGGGCTGTATTTTCGGGCAGATCTGTCCGGTACGACCATCGGCAATCAGCTGTACGAGGAAATCAATGGTGGCTATACGACAAAAATGTCGTTTGGATTTGTAGTAGGCGAACAGAAATCGGAGTATGTGGAGGACAAGGAACACAACACTGTCACGGTGACACGGACTATCACAAAAATCCGAAAGCTGTACGATGTCAGTGCAGTATCTATCCCTGCCAATGATGCCACACAGATCAGTGCACGCAGTATCTCTGACGGATTGATCAGAGAGATTGCGGCGGAGCGCAAAAAAGCACTGGATCACATACGCAAACGAAAGAAACTGGAACTCAAACTAAGACTTATGGAGGTATGAGATATGACACCGGAAGAAATCAGAGCATTGACTATTGAGGGCGTAGAGCAGCGTATTGCGGCGATCCGCACTGAGATGGAATCCGAGAGCGCCGACATTGACGCACTGACAAGCGAGGTGGACGCACTGGAAGCACGGCGTACACAGCTGCATGACATGGCACAGCGCCGGGCGCAGCTGAGAAATCGTGTTGCGGCAGGCACGGAGGGTACTGTCACCAGATCGTTCCCGTCTGACAGCACCGGCACGCCGGAGCAGTCTTACAATCGCAACAGCCCGGAATACCGCACAGCATGGCTGAAAAACATGGCCGTGCGTGACGGTGTGCATCTGCTGGGCGAAATGACCAAGCAGGAACGTGCGGCATATACCATGACTACTGCAAACACAGCTGCACCTGTCCCGACAGAGATCATGAACCGCATTGTTGACCTGGTACAGTCGTCTACTGCAATCTATTCCGATGCTACCAAGCCCGGCATGACAAGCGGTTTTGCAATTCCCCGAATCAAGTCTATCAAACAGGGTGATGCCAAAGAAACTGCCGAAGGCGTGGCAAACGATGACGAACAGGACACATGGGATCAGCTGTCTCTGGACGGCGTAGAGATCAAAAAGCATCTGGTCATCACCAGAAAGATGACATGGCAGTCTATTGCTGCATTTGAAACATGGATCGCAGAACATCTGGCACGGCGTATCGGTAATGCAAAGGACAAGCGCTGCATCACACAGCTGGACAGCACCACCTATGGCATTGATACTGACAATGTGCTGACCGATCAGGCATACGATGATGCGGCAATTCGTGGTATTATGGCAAAGGTCAAGGAAGAAGGCGTAAGATGCGTCTATGCCAACAGCAACACCGTGTGGAACGGTTTGTTTGGCATTCAGGACGCAAACAAGCGACCGATCTTCCTGCCGGATCAGACAGGTGATCCTAAAATTGCAGGCTATATCTACGGTGCAGCTGTCAAGATCGATGAGAATGTAGCGGATAATACCGCTTATGTCGGTGTACCGTCCAGTCTGTTGGCGAACAATTTCGAGGAACTGTACATCTCCAATCAGCAGGAAGCAAAGACGTTCAACACTGTCGTTGGCGGTTATTCCCTGTTTGATGCCGGTCTGGAAAATCCCAAGGCATTTGTCAAGGTAACATTCAAAACCACTGGCGAATAAGGAGTGATGCACCATGGCAATGCTGGATAAGGCAAAGTTGTCACTGCGTGTCTGCACCGATGCGTTTGACGATGAAATCCTAGATCTGATCGCAGCGGCAAAGCTGGATTTGGGCATTGCCGGTGTATCAGAAACCGAAGAAACAGACCATCTGGTCAGTCGTGCCATTGTCACCTACTGTCGGATGAATTTCGGACAGCCAGACGATTACGACCGACTGAAAGCATCCTACGATGAACAAAAGGCGCAGCTGTCCATGGCTACCGGATACACAGATTGGAGGGATTCGATTGGATCGCAGTGATGTGCTGACACTGATCCGGCAGAATATCTCCAAAGGTGCAGACGGCATCCAGAAACAGCAGGACGAATCCAAGCGGCAAGTATTCTGCAATGTGTCCAGCGTATCCGGTACGGAGTGGCTGGAAGCCGGCAGGAACGGCATTAAGCCGGAATACCGGTTCACCGTATTCGCGCCGGACTATGCCGGCGAAACAGTCTGTGAGTACAACGGCAGCCGCTACAGCGTGTACCGAACATATCAGGGCAAAAACGACACACTGGAACTGTATGTCAAAAAGAAAGGCGGTGTACAGCCATGAGCCATATGAAAGGCAGCGTCAACTACGGACAGGTAGCTGATGAAATCGCACAGATTCTGGCAGACTACGGCGATCATGCTGTAAAGGTGCTGAACGAAGAAGCCGAAAAATCCGGTGAAGCCTGCGCAAAGGCACTGCGGAAAAGTTCCCCGAAAGGCGGATCAAAGCGGAAACCGTACCGAAACGGCTGGACGTGCAAACTGGTAGACCGCAGAGGAACTGGCAGTCTGATCAAGACGGCAGTTGTCCACAACAAAAATAAGCCGCAGATTGCCCACCTGCTGGAATACGGGCATGCAAAAAGGAACGGCGGCAAAGTGGACGGCACCCCACACATCAGACCGGCAGAAGCAGAATACACAGAAGAATTTATGGATGCCGTAAAGCGGCGATTGGAGAACGGATCATGACCTATGCATCTATCAAGGATTTGCTTGACGAAATCGGTCTGCCATACACCTATGATCACTGGGACACGGAATCCGTGCCCGAATTGCCGTGGATTGTATTTACCTATCCGGGACGAGATGATTTTGTGGCAGATGATGGCATCTATCAAAAGATTATATCTCTACAGATTGATCTGTACACGGATCAAAAAGACCTGCAAGCAGAAGCAATGGTGGAACAGGTGCTGGAACAGAACGGCATTGTGTACACCAAGGAAGAAACCTATATCGCATCGGAAAAGATGTATGAAATCACATACGAAACGGAGCTGATTATCAATGGCTAATACCAATACCCCAAACAAAGTGAAATACGGTTTGGAAAACGTTGTCTATGCCAAAAAGACAGTGAGCGAAGCAGGAGAAATCACCTATGCAACACCGGTCAAAATTCCGGGTGCTGTCAACCTGTCCATGGATGCCAACGGCGAACCGGAGAACTTCTACGCAGATGACGGCGTGTATTTCGTTATCAATAACAACAACGGCTATGATGGTGATCTGGAAATTGCAATGATTCCGGAGTCATTTGCTACAGACATCCTGAATCAGACCAAGGACAAGAATGGCGTGCTGATCGAGAATGCTGATGCACAGCTGGAAGAGTTTGCACTTGGATTCCAGTTCAAGGGCGACCGTAAGCACATCCGACACTGGCTGTACAATTGCAGTGCTTCCCGTCCGTCTGTGGCAGGCAAGACCACAGAAGCCACAAAGACACCGCAGACAGATACGCTGAAATTGTCTGCAACACCGTTGCCGAACGGATTGGTAAAGTGCCGTTCCGGTTCTGAAACCACTGCTGACGTATACAATGGCTGGTTTGGCAAAGTATACATGCCCGACACAACCACGGAGGTACAGACGACAGAATGAATGTAAAAATTGATAAGGGCATGACCAAGGAAATCATGATTGATGGTGTTCCGGTACTGTTCCGTGCAGATGCGTCTATCCCCCGTCTGTATCGTATCCACTTCGGGCGTGACGTTTTTGCAGATATGGGAGAATTGATAAAGCAGGTTGCACCGAATAAAAACGTAGAAGAAATCGCAAAGCAGAATCCGGAAGAACTGGAAAAGAGCGTAGACTTCGGCGAAATGAATACGGAAGCACTGGAAAATATTGCGTATATCATGGCATATCACGCTGATCGAGAAAATACAGCGGACAATATTGAGGACTGGCTTGCACAGTTTGGCATTATGTCTTTGGTAAGTGTTTTGCCGCAGATTCTGGAACTGTGGGGAATCAACACACAGTCCACCTCAGATGTAAAAAAAAAGAAAGACCCATTGACCGAGAAATAAATACCGCATTGTTTCTCCTGCGGTGTACGCAAATGGGACTGAATATGACAGATCTAAGTCTGCTGACCATCGGCATGGTGAGTGATATGATAATAGAATCCTTGAACGATTCTTACGATTATCCTAGCCTTGCGGTGCAGGCAGACTTTGATGCTTTTTAGGATGTGAAATCATGGCAGGAAACGGAAATCAAAAGATTCGTGGCATTACAATTGAACTGGACGGTGATGCGTCTGGTTTGATGAAATCGCTGTCTGACATTGGAAAAAGCCTGCGATCTACGCAGTCACAGCTGAACGATGTCAACAAGCTGCTAAAACTGGATCCCGGCAATATGGAACTCATTGCACAAAAACAGCGGTATCTGGGTGAAATGACAGAACAAACCGCAGAAAAGCTGGAAAAGCAAAAAGAAGTTCTTGCACAGCTGAAAGAGCAGGCGGCAAAAGGTGTAGACAATACAGATCAGCAAAACGCCATGCAGCGTGAAATTATTCAGACAACGAAATCTCTGGAAAAGCTGAAAGATGATCTGCGGAATCTGGACAGTGGCAGCAGTGTCAATGAAATTACAGAGGATATGCGTGATGTGGAGCAATCCGCAGAACGTGCTGCACAAAGCATATCAGAAATGGATAATGCCGCAGAGCCGGCAGCAGACAGTATGCAGGACATGGCCGATGCCGCTGACAAGATGCAGGAAAGCATTGGCGAAGCTGGAGAAACGCTGAAAAGCAGTGCATTTATGGACGCATCTGAAAAACTGTCCGGCGTGGCAGATAAAATCGTGGAAATTGGTAAAGCGTCTATGGACGAATTCAATGAAACGGAAAATGCCACCAGAAAAGCGGTATCCTACTTTGGAGAAACAGGAACGGCAGCAGAAGAAACAGCAGACATTATCCAAGATGTATATGGCAATGGTGTTGGTGACAGCATGGACACCGTGGCAGATTCTGTGATTACAGTTAAGAAGAACTTTGAAGATCTGTCCAAGGCAGACCTCACACATCTGACTGAGATCGGAACCACACTGGAAGAATCCTATGGGATTGACCTGTCAGAAACCATGCGTGGTGTCAACAGCCTAATGGAGCAGTTTGGTCTGACATCAGCCGAAGCCCTTGACTACGTGGTAAAAGGCACACAGAACGGCCTGGACAAGACGGATGAACTAGGCGATAATCTGTCTGAATATGCCGGGAAGTTTGCACAGGCAGGATATTCCGCAGGTGAGTATTTCCAGCTGCTGAACAATGGCCTTGACAATGGCGCATACAACCTGGATAAGGTCAATGACGCAATCAACGAGGTTACAAACCGCATTGCAGACGGCACAATTGAAAGAAACCTGGATTCCTACTCTGACCGTACCAAGCAGTTTTTTGAAGCGTGGAAGAATGGGAACGGCACACAAAAGGACGTTATTGACAGCATTGTCAACGATATTAGCAATGCCACCACACAACAAGACAAGCTAAATCTTGCTACAACAGCGTTTGGCACAATGGCGGAAGACGGCAGCCTGAAATTTATCACCGCACTGACATCTGTTGGGGATACATACAAAGATGTTACAGGTGCGGCCACAGAATTTTACAATCAGTCTACTACCCCGGCACAGCTGCTGGAATCAAATCTCCGAACATTGCGTCAGGCACTTGTCCCCGTTGGCGAAGCACTTATGACTGGATTGAATACAGTCCTGCCGCCAATAACTACGGCAGTCAAATTTTTAGCAACAATTTTTGGAGCAATGCCAGATTCCATGAAAGCTTTTGTTGCAATACTCGCTGGGCTAATTGTTGCTATGGCGAAAATTGCACCGATCATTACCGCCATATCTGTAGCCAATACTGCACTTAACATCTCACTTGGCCCGGTGCTGCTGATTATTCTGGCAATTGCGGCGGCCATCGCTGCGGTGATTGCTGTTGTAAAACACTGGGATGAAATCAGTGCGTGGCTGTCTGACACATGGAACACGCTTGCAGAAGATGCACAAATTACCTGGGACAACATCTCCACATTCTGGTCTGACACCTGGGACACCATCAAGGAAAAATCATCCAGTACATGGGACAGCATTTCTGAGGGTGCATCCATCTTCTGGGACAACTTCCTGACATTCTGGACGAATTGCGGCATAGGCATATACAACAGCACTGTCACAGCCTGGACAAACACCAAGACATGGCTGTCAAACACCTGGAGCAGCATGGTCACATTCGGTGCATCCTCATTCCTGACACTGCGCAGCAATATCAGCAACACCTGGAACGCCATAAGGTCGCATACATCAGCAACCTGGAACAATGTCAAGTCCACCATCTCCAACGCTATGAGCAATGCGTACAGCACCGTTTCCAGCCGTGCATCGTCCATGTATAGCGCAGCATCCACTCAGTTCAGCAACATCGTCAGCAGTGCCGCATCTGCGGCTGTAGGCGTGTATAACCACATTTACAGCGGATTTGAAAATGCATGGAGCTATATCACAGGACTCCCGGCAAAGGCGTTCCAGTGGGGCAGCGATCTGATTGACGGATTTGTCGGCGGCATTGAAAACTTCATTCACAAAGTGCATGATGCTGCCAGTGAAGTGGCTAGCATCATCACGCAGTATATCCACTTTTCCCGTCCGGACATCGGACCGTTGCGAGACTATGAAAAGTGGATGCCGGATATGATGCAGGGACTGGCAGACGGTATCCGACAGAATCAGTATCTTGTTGCCAATGCCATGCAGGGGCTTGCGTCCACGATGACAATTGCCGCACCGAACATCCAGAACAGCGCTCAGAGCGTTTCTGTAGACATGAGCGGTGTTTCCGCAGAAATCCGTTCAGCACTTACCACAATGCAATCTGGTGTCGATACGGGCAGCATTATCATTCCTGTGTACCTTGACGGCAGTAAGATCTATCAGGCAGTTGTCACGCAGGAACAGCGCATGAAATACCGTTCCGGAGGACGTTAAGATGCTAGGAAAATATATCACACTGAACGGCGTACAGCTGCCGAACCCACAGAAATGGAAAGAAAGCCACGATGTAGTAGAGAACAGCAAGGAAACCGAAGCAGGAACTACCGCAACGATCATCACACGATATGACAAGCTGAGCGTATCCGTAAGCTATCAGTGCAGCTCTGCATTTGCAAACCAATTGTACTCTCTGAGTATCAAAGATACGCTGACAATGCAGCTGAAAGGCGATACAAAAGAAAGCCGCACGGTCATGATCCGGGATTTTGAAAAGTCCCTGGAAAGCGGATCAGAACGAACCGCCGGGACAGATGGCCTGTGGAACGTAAGCTTTTCCATTCAAGAAATATAACGGGAGGTGCTGTGCCGTGTATACGGTATCGAAAGAATACAAGGAAGCGATGAAGCAGCCGGTGCAGCACTTCCGGATCCGTGGCACGATTGACAACACCATGGGGACGGTACTGGAATTTACCGAAAAGAATATTCTGCAATTCCGCACTGCCAATCAATGCACCGACTCCGGAACGATCAAGATCGGCGGCGTATACGTCGGAGAACTGTCTGCTGCATTTACAGGACTTCCTGCCTGGTTTCAATGGAATCCATACCGGCAAGGAACGATCATCAAGGCGTATGTGTCACGACTCCTGCCGTCTGGGCAGTGGGAAGAGATCCCATTGACACCCTATACTATGTCCACCATGGAGCGCACCGCCTTTGGGTGGGAAACAGTCGCCTATGACAATATGTCCAAACTGGACAAGACATATGACGGCTACGCCTTTGCCGGCAGCATCTACAACATGGCAACTCTGGCTTGCAGTTTGTGCGGCATTGAGTTCGGCATGACCCAGATGGAAGTGCAGGCACTGCCAAACGGGAACTACAACTATTTCGCCATGTATCCAGAGAACGACATCGGCACATATCGGGATGTGATCTCCTATCTGGCACAGCTTGTGGGTGGATTTGCCACCATTAACCGGGACGGAAAGCTTGTGTTTCGCTGCTTTTCTACTGCCGCCACAGACACCATTACAAGCGATTGCCGCCTTACCGGGGCAAAGTTCTCCAACTTCAAAACAGAATACAACCGTATCACCTGTTATGACAAAGTGCAGAACCGTCAGCTGTACCGTGATGTGCCGATACTGGTCGGCACATACATGGATCTTGGGACAAATCCATTTTTGCAATACGGATTGCAGGAATGGAAACTGGACACGCTGAAAACCATTCTGTATGCACTATCTAGCTACAGCACAGAATCCACCCCGGGAGACCCGGCACACGCCCTGCATTATACACCGTTTTCTGCATCCATGTTTTCTGATCCGGCGTATGATCTTGGGGATGTGATCGAGTTCACCGGTGGAATTGCACCGGATAACAATCTAGGCTGCATCATGTCCTATACCTGGACGTACAACGACGAATACGAAATATCCGGATTCGGCAGCGATCCAGTATCAGACTGGGCAAAGTCTGCCGAAGATAAAGCAATCAGCGGCATCGGCGCATCTCTGGACGCACAGCAGATGCACTACTACAACTACACCAACGCCGCCCGGATCCTGATCGGCGACAATAGCCAGAAAACCGTGGTTAGTCTGCGGTTCGTATCATCAAAAACAACACAGATCAATTTCTTTGCGGAAATCAAGCTGCAAGCAGAAACCACAGAAACAGATACAGATGACCAGTACATCTGCACGGACGGCATCCTGACTGCCGCCTACTATCTGGGAAGTGAAGAAATCGGCAGAGTTCGTCCGCAGTGGACATTGCAGGACGGTGTGCATACCCTGCACCTGTTCTTCCACTTTTCCGTGTCCGGCACGACCACCGAGGAATTTTCCGTGCGGTTCTATACCCAGGACTGCACGATCACCATTGATGCAGAATCACTCAACGCCACCATGGAAGGCACATTCCTTGCCGGAGAAGGCACATGGGACGGCATTATCTCTGCGGAAGACTTCCTGGACACGCCTATTTTCACCGATCCGGCAGATATGAAAATGCACATCAAGCAGACTACAGTATCCGAAAGCCGACAAAATCCGGTTACCACGGGCATCACGGACAAGATCACATTGTCCGTTACAGCAACGGAAATGACGTTCGGCAGTATTTCAGAATCGATCTCCAACTCTCTGGCAGATACTCGTTTCCTGATCGATGCCAAGAACAACAAAGGCACATACGACAACAGCATTACAATTTCTGACGGCGTATATCAGCTGTCAGATCAGTCTGTATCCGGCTGCATTCAAAAGACTGCCGATCTGTCTGACAGCAGCATTACCGGCATTACATCTCTGGAATGCACCTACACCGGGCTGGTATCTGTCCAGTACAGCTACGATGGCAGCACATGGACAGAGCAGGCAGCTATGGCAGACTTCCTGCAAACAGACCTTGACGCACTCTACAGCGGCATGACCACAGCCAGAACAATTGCCCTGCGCATATGGCTGGAGGGCAACGCCACGCTTAAAGAATTTGCAATCAACTACACGCTATAAAGGAGGACACATGCTGAAAGGAAAAACAGAATTGATCCTAACCGATGTCCGCACCGGATCACAGGAAAAAGTGTTGGAACATAACATGGTGACCAATGCTCTGTCAGATATTTTCCGGCAGGAAGGCTACATGAAAGACTGCGGCGTGATGTACAGCAGCATCGGACAGCCGCTGTACACGTCCCTGCTGGGCGGCATTTTGCTGTTTGACACAGCACTGGAAGAAGATGCGTCCAAGTACTATGCGCCGCCGGGTGTGCGTCTGACGGCATCTGGCGTGTATGGTATCAAGAATACCGTCAACAGCCTGCTTCGGGGAGATTATAATAGCGAGGAATCCAGGTTGGACTTAGATGCAAAAACCATGAAGTATGTCTATGATTTCCCCACGTCCAAAGGAAACGGCAAAATTGCAAGCGTATGCCTAACGTCAAAGTGGGCTGGATTCGATGGATATGGAGCAGCTGAAAACAACTATACCACAAGCGGCGATCAGTCCGGGAGCTTGTTGTACTCACTGGGCGGCAGCCGATACATGGCACACAATGGGGAATATACCATTGCCATAGACGAAAAAAACGATGTGATGTACTCTGTCGCATTTGAAAAAAATCCAGAGTCCACCTCGTATGATTATAAAATCATCGTTTATAAGCGCTGGGCAAATTTGAAGAATATCACAATTCTCCGGAACATCTACAGCTATCATCCACTAATGGAAAAAGTGGAACTGTCAACCGATAATTTCTATTCTTATTATTCGTCTATAAACTATGATCGAATCAGCAATGCGATTTATGTTGTGGTCAACAACACCAGCAGCACTATTGGTTCCGGAAAAAACATTATTATATACTGCATCCCCCTAGATACGCTTAAACTGACTAAGATGTTAGTCACAAACACAACAGGCACATCCATTGTGCCGGCTAACTGCTATGTGTACAACGGATATTTGTATTGTTTCAAAAGCGATGCTGTATATAAAATCAGATTATCTGCAAGTGGTGATGTCACAAGGATGTCAACCCCGTCAAACTTCCAGCCGGTCTACACCAAGTGCATTTTTGAGCGCAATGGATTGATCTATGCTCCATACACATTCGGCGGCAGCAATGACCATAAAAATTATGCCATCATTGACACGGAGAAAAATATTGTTCTGTCCACCAATTGCCGTTCCGGCACATATACATATACTGGCGAATGGCAGATTGCGCCAATTATCGGAAATGACATCATGCTGTTCAAAAACGTCTATCGAAATTCCGAACCGGAAACAGGGACATTCCAGATGCAGACGAATTACCTCGCCACCATCAATAATCTGTCCACACCGATCACAAAGACGGCGGCACAAACCATGAAGGTGATCTACACCATATCGGAGGGAGAACCGGATGCAGATACAGTATAACGGAAAAAGCAAAATTCTGCGGCGCATTGTGGAGTTGGTCAATCGGTCACAGAATGTCGCACTGCGGCAGGACAACACCGACAAGAACACACTGTACTGGACAGGTCTGGACGGCGTGGAGATCACTGTAAACATCCCGTCCGGGGCCGTGGAAGTAGATACGGAACTGTCCGAAACAAGTACCAATCCGGTGGAGAATCAGGCAATCACCAAAGGACTCGCTCAAAAAGTCGACAAATCCGCCATCCCGACTGTAGGAGACGGTGTGCTGTCTGTGCAGCGTAACGGCAAGAGCGTGGGGACATTTTCCGCAAATGCGGCAGAAAATGAGGCTATCAATATTCCCGTGCCGGAGAAGGTATCCGAACTGGAAAACGATGCAGGCTACGGAACATACACCAAGCCCACTACAGGTATCCCCAAAAGCGACCTTGCAAGCGGTGTGCAGGCAAGTCTGGGTAAGGCAGACACGGCACTGCAAAAGCATCAGGACATCAGCGGTAAACTGGACAAGACCGGAGATGCAAGCAATACTACGGTAACGTTTTCGGCGGCATCTGCCCGAGAGAATGTCAAGACGGGCGAAAAGCTGTCTGTGATCGTTGGCAAGATTGCTAAGTGGTTTGCGGATTTGAAAACGGTAGCGTTTACGGGAAGTTATAACGATCTGGCAAATAAGCCGACGATACCGGACGGATCTAAGTATCTGCCGTTGGCTGGTGGGGTAATGAACGGCGATATTGATATGGCTACAAACTTGAAAGACATTGTCGTTGGCTCGCATAAGTCTAGCACGTCAATTCCGACTGCTGTTGGTGGCGGGACAATTTCAGTAAAAGCGTCATTTGAAACAGGTTTGTCTGCTAGAAAGTCACTAATCGGATCGTGGCTAGATCAAAACAGTGTTTGGCACAGCGTAATTTCGGTTAGACATCGAAACGGCTATAGCGATGGCCCGAACTATGGTTTGTATATACGATCGTTGCTAGATAGCGGTGGAAGTCTGGTTTGGAACAAGCAAACTGGTGCTGGCAAGTGGCAAGGCGAGCGGGTGTTGCTGGATAGTGGAAATTACACCGACTACGCCCTTGGCAAAAGTGCTACTGCATCGGCTGCATCCAAGCTGTCAACCGCACGGAAAATCAACACGATTGCATTTGATGGAACAGCGGACATCGTTATCCCGAGATCCACAAAATACATGAACGCATCGTCTGGCACAGGTGGGCAAACTGGCTATGTCAAAGTAGCTACGTTTACTGTCAAGTCACAGTACACAAATATGCCGACTGTTGTCAGATATCGAAACCGACATACAATGCCAGTAGAATTGATTTTCAGGTTCAAAAACCAGTCAAGAGTTGATCCAGAACTGGAATTCATTTTACAAGTTGTTGAATTGACAGGCTATGGATACAAAGAGGCTTATCTATATAAATCAGCTACCAGCACATGGGACTTGATAATTGCAAAATCGGAGGCATGGGATTCTGTGCAGATATTGGATTGTCAACAAGCAGATGGTGTGTCTGTAACGTTTGAAAATACGCACGTCTCCACAGTACCGTCAACAGCAATTAGAGCTACAGTATACACTAGAGCAATGGTGACCAGTACCGTAGCCGCCGCCAACACCCTCACCGACTCCGGCTGGGTAGCCATGACCGTAGAGGGCTATGCCAAATCCGGCACTGTCAAGTATCGCACCTACGGCAAACAGATCACGATAACCGGAAGTGTTGCCCTAAAGAACGATATTGCTACCTCATATCCAGCACCGCAGTACATCGCTTCAACGACCTTTGACTTTTCCAAAATTGTCGGCTGTTTCGGTGTAGGGCGGTCATCGTCTGGCGTGGGGGCATATGTTGCCGTAGAAAACTACAACGGAGATAACCTTGTATGCGTGTATGCTCTTGGCAGTAAAATCGCCGCTGGTTCTACGCTGTATTTTACGATCACCGGATTTATTGACTAGGAGGTAATTATGAAAGAAACAATCTGCACAGTCGTCGGAGTTGTCGGCAGCTTTGTCGCATGGCTGTTCGGCGGATGGGATGCGTCCATTCGGGCACTGCTGCTGTTTATGGCAGTCGATTACGCAACAGGCTTGATCCTGGCAGGCGTATTCCGCAAATCGTCTAAGACAAAATCTGGCGGCCTGCAATCAAAAATCGGATGGAAAGGGATTGCTCGCAAGGGCGTAACATTGCTGTTGGTGCTGATTTCCGCACAACTGGATCTGATCCTTGACACAACGTACATCCGAGATGCTGTTTGCATTGCATTCTCGTGCAATGAATTGATCTCAATTCTGGAAAATGCCGGGTTGATGGGAATCCCCATGCCGGCAGCGTTAAAAAAAGCAATTGACTTGCTGCAAAGCAAGGGAAAGGATGAATGA